CTGGGACGTGCTGGGCGGCGACGTCTACGGCACCTGCCCGGGCATGGAGTACCTCGGCGACATCAAGCAGCTGCAGCACGAACAGAAGCGCAAGGCGCAGGCGATCGACAAGATGGTCGACCCGCCCATGGTCGCCACCACCGCTCTCAAGGACAAACCGACGACCGTGCTGCCGGGCGGCACGACCTACGTCGACCCGGTCAATGGCAACAACGGGTTCCAGCCTGCCTACCTCGTCCAGCCCCGCGTGCAGGAGCTGATGATGGATATCCAAGAGGTGCAGGAGCGCATCCAGCGCGGCTTCTACGCTGACCTGTTCGCCATGATGATCAACTCCGATCGGCGCCAGATGACAGCGACCGAGGTGGCCGAGCGGCACGAAGAGAAGCTGGTCCTGCTGGGCCCGGTCCTGCAGCGCCTGAACACCGAGCTGCTGGACCCCCTGATCGAGGACGCGTTCCTGTTCTGCTTCGAGGCAGGCCTGCTGCCCGAGACGCCCGAGGCGCTGATGGATGTCGACATCGACGTCAAGTACGTCTCGCTGCTGGCGCAGGCTCAGGAGGCCGTCGCGGCCACCGGGATCGAGCGCACCTTCGCGTTTGCCGGCAACCTCGCGGCCGTCATGCCCGACATCCTCGACAACCTCGACGGCGACGAGGCACTGCGCCAGTACAGCGAGATCCTCGGCAACGGCCCGGGCATCACCCGCGACAGCGAGGAGGTGCAGGCGCTCCGGGCGCAGCGCGCCGAGGCCGCGGCACAGGAGCAGCAGATGCAGCAGGGGCTCGCAGCGGCTCAGGGAGCCAAGGTTCTGTCGGAAGCGGATACCCAGAGTCCAAACGCCCTGACGGCCCTCCTGCAGGCCACTGGGGGCGGCGGACGGCAGTCGGTGATCTGACATGGCGCGCAAGGTCGTCTACGACAGCTCCGATCCCGAACAGGTCAGGGCCGCGGAGAAACAGGAGCAGGATGTCCAGAACGACATCCGCTACATCCTGAAGGAGCCGCGCGGGCGGCGCTGGTTGTACGAGTTCATCTTCAACACCTGCCATGTCGAGCTGCCCAGCTTTGTGCCCGGAGATGAGCAGACGACAGCCTTCAACGAGGGCGGCAGGGCAGTAGGCCAGCGTCTACTCGGCGAGATCCGCGACGCGTGGCCGGCCATGTACATCAAGATGCTGGAGGAAAATCAGCTATGACGGAAGCGACTCAAGCCCCAGAGGGCGACATCCTCGACGAAGGCGCCGACGCCCCGGCGCAACCTGCTGACGAGCAGAAGCCTGTTGACACGGCAGCAGCTGATACGGCACAACAGCAAGACGCCGGTGACCTGCTGTCGGATGACGAGGCTGCCGGGAATGGAGGGGTGCCAGACCAGTACACCTTCGACCCCCCTGAAGGCTTCGACGCAAACGAAGAGTTTCAGGGCCGACTGGAAGAGTTCGGCACGACTGCCAAGGAGATGGGCCTGTCTCAGGACCAGTTCCAGAAGCTGATCGAGTACGACATCCAGCGGGGACAGCTCATGGAACAGGCGGCTGTCGAGGGTTGGCACGGACGCGTGAACGGCTGGAAAGAGGCCGCCCGCGCTGACAAGGAGATCGGCGGGGAGCAGTTCAAGGCTTCCATCGCGACGGCTCAGAAGGTGGTCAACAGTTACGGAGATCCCGAGCTGAAAGCCCTCCTGAAGAGCCCGAGCACCGAGAACCCTGAAGGTCTGGCCCTCGGCAACCATCCTGCCATGCTTCGGCTTCTGAACCGCATCGGCCGGGCGCTCGATGAGCCCCCCGTCATCGAAGGCGACAGCAAGGTCGACGATGAGGGGACGCTCAAAAAGCTCTACCCGACGATGTTCGACAAATCGGCGTAAAGGAGGGCTAGATGGCCACGCTCAGCGTCAAGAACCCCACCCTCGCGGACCTCGCGAAGGTCATGGACCCGGACGGCTCGATTGCCGACGTGGTCGAAATCCTGAACCAGACCAACGAGATCCTGATGGACATGACGTGGGTCGAGGGCAACCTCACCACCGGCCATCGCTCGACGATCCGTTCCGGTCTCCCCACCCCGACTTGGCGGAAGCTCTACGGCGGCGTCCAGCCGACCAAGAGCCGCGCCGTGCAGGTCACCGACAACTGCGGCATGCTCGAAGACTATGCCGAAGTCGACAAGGCGCTGGTCGATATGGCCGGCGACCCTGCGGCGTTCCGCCTGCAGGAAGACCGCCCGCACATCGAGGGCATGAACCAAGAGATGGCCGCGACGCTGTTCTACGGCGACGAAGCCACGGCGCCGGAAGAGTTCACCGGCCTCGCTCCGCGGTTCAACTCGCTCTCGGCCGAGAATGGTGACAACATCATTTCCGGCGGCGGCAGCGGCTCCGACAACGCTTCGATCTGGCTGATCTGCTGGTCGCCGAACACCGTGCACGGCATCGTGCCGAAGGGTTCGACCGCCGGTATCCAGCAGCGCGATCTGGGCGAAGTCACCATCGAGAACGCCGACGGCTCGAACGGCCGCATGCAGGCGTACCGCACGCACTATCGCTGGGATGCCGGGCTCTGCGTCCGCGACTGGCGCTATGTCGTGCGCATCGCCAACATCGACCGCTCGCTCCTGACGAACGACATCTCGACGGGCGCGGACCTGAACGATCTCATGCACAAGGCTCTCACCGAGATCCCGAACCCCTCGTTCGGTAGGTGCGTCTGGTACATGGACAAGCAGGTTCTCGGCTTCCTGCGCCGGCAGACCGCCAACGCGGTGGCCAACTCGACGCTGACGACCGAGATGGTCGGCGGCACCATGCAAACTTCGTGGGGCGGGTACCCGATCCGCCGCGTTGATGCCCTGCGCACCAACGAAGCCACCGTTTCGTAAGGAGGACATGACATGATCATGGACGAACTTCTGGAGTTCTGCGACGCGACGTCGGTGGCGGCTGGTGCCGGCACCGCGCTCGTCGGGGACGTAATCGATCTTGGGGCCACGCCTCAGGATCTGGGCGACGGCGAGCCGATGTACCTCGTCATCACCGTCGACACGTCGATCATCACGGGCGGCGCGGCCGGGACCATCAAGTTCCAGCTGGCGTCGGATGCTCAGGCGGCGATCGCCGTTGACGGCTCCGCGACCGTGCACATCGACACCGGCACCTTCGTGACCGATGACGCTGCGCTCAACGATCTCGACGCCGGCGACGTGGCCTTCGTGGGCGCGCTGCCCACCGGGGCCGGCCGGCCCTACGAGCGCTACCTCGGCATCCTGTCGACGATCGCCACGACCACGGTCACGGCGGGCGCGATCAACGCGTTCCTGACCAAAGACCCGTACAAGTGGAAGGCCTACGCCGACGCCACCAGCTAAGACCTGAGGGGGGCCTGACGGCCCCCCTTTCCCCAGCCAACGAAGGAAAGCCCCATGTCCATTACCGTTGTCTTCGACAAGTCCGGTTTCTACCATCCCGCCTACGGCCGCATGGGCCTCGGCAAGAACCAAGGCATCCCCTACGTCCTGCCCGACGCCTTCAAGAACAAGGGCCGCCTGCCGGCCAGCGCCCGGATCATCAAGGGCGACGAAGTCGATGCCGCTCTGGAAGAGGCCGAGGTGACCAAGCCGATCAAGCCGAAGGTCGTCGACGAGACCCAGTACGAGCAGGCCGTCGCTCCGCCCCCGATGCCCGAGCCGGCTTCCGAGATGTCGGCGCGGCGCCGCAAGCTCGACGAGGACTGATGAATGGCCAGCTCTGTCCAGATCGCGAAGCTGGCGCTCCAGCACGTCGGCGATCGCTACGACATCACCTCGCTGGACGAGGCGACGCCTGAGGCAGAGCAGGTCAACCTGCTGTTCGACGACGTCCGCGACATGGTGCTCAGGCAGCACCCGTGGAAGTTCGCCGTGAAGCACGACAGCCCGGCACAGCTCACGGGCACCGTGCCGGGTCTGTGGACCTACATGTTCGTCTACCCGAGCGACTGCCTGAAGATGATCGAAATCGTCAACCCGCTGGGCAAGGATGCCGACCCTCTGGAGTTCGACATCATGCTCAACTCGGACGACGTGAAGGTTATCGTCTGCGACGTCGAAGAGCCCGAGTTCCGGTACATCTCGCGCGTGACTGACAGCGCGCGGTTCGACCCCAGCTTCGTCATGGCGTTCAGCATGCGGCTGGCCCAGTTCCTCGCCGTGCCCCTAACCGGAGACCGCGGTCTTGCCGAGGGGCTCAGGAACGAGGCCGACCGGATGATGTCCATGGCGCGGGCCGACGACGCCAACGAGGGCGTGGAAGACGATCACAGGCGGGACGCGTCGTGGATTGAAGCGAGGGCCTGATGACCAAGTTCATCCAGCCGAGCCTTGTCGGCGGTGAGATATCTCCCCCTATCGGCGCGCGGATCGACCTGTCGAAGCGCGCCGTTTCCGTTGAGCTGGCGCAGAACTTCTTCGCCCGGGTATCCGGGTCTCTGGAGAGCCGGCCCGGCCAACGCTTCGTCGCCCGGGCCAAGGGCGACACCGTGCGCCTGATCCCGTTCGAGTTCAACACCGAGCAGACGTTCATCATCGAGCTGGGCAACCAGTACGCACGTTTCCACACCGACGGCGCCCAGATCCTCGACAGCTCGTCGACGGCCACCATCACCGCGGCGACGCAGGCGTCTCCCGGCGTGATCACGGCGACGGCGCACGGGTTCTCCGACGACGACGAGATCTTCATCACCGGCGTCGTCGGGATGGAAGAGCTGAACGGGCGCAACCTGATCGTCGACAACGCGACCGCGAACACGTTCACCCTGAAGACGCTGGACGGCGTCGCGGTCAACACGACCGCCTATACCGCCTACGCCAGCGGCGGCACCGCGACCAAGGTCTACGAGATCGCCACGCCGTGGCCCGACAGCATCCTGTTCGACTTGCGCTACGACCAGTCCGGGGATGTCATCTCGATCGTCCACCCCGACTACCCGCCGCAGGAGATCGTGCGCCTCGACAACGACAACTGGAGCATCGCCGCGATCGATTTCGTGCCCGACCACCCGGCTCCGACGTCGCTGCTGGCCGAGGCCAAGAACAGCCCGGACCCGGGCTACCTGTCGATCAGCAGCATCACCCGGGCCAACCCCGGCGTCGTCACGACCAGCACCGCGCACGGGATGGTGGACGGCGACATGGTCAGGATCTGGGCCGGCACCGGCATGGACGAAATCAAGAACTTCGTCTACGAGGTCGACGTCCTGTCGACGACGACGTTCTCCCTGATCCACCGCGACACCGGCGCCAGCATCGACACCAGCGGCTTCTCGGCCTACACCAGCGGCGCCCGGGCCGAGGTCGGCAGCTACGAGCAGCCGCGCAAGTACGGCGTGACGGCGATCAGCGCAGACACCGGCGAGGAGAGCTTCCTCGCTCTGGTCACGGCCACGGCCTACCGGGCAGATATCACCGGCATCACGAAGGCCAACCCGTGCGTCATCACGACCAGCCGCGGCCACGGCTTCCGCACTGGCGATGAGCTTGAGATCCTTTCCGTCGGCGGCATGACAGAACTGAACGGCCGCAGGTTCCGGGCCGAGTACGTCGACAACACGACGTTCAACCTGCTGGACCTCTATGGCAATTACGTCGACACGACCGACGCGACGACCTACACCAGCGGCGGCGCGGCCTACCGGACCTACTTCGAGATGGTCAACAGCAAGGCCGACGACTGGGAGAACTACATCTACTGGAACGCCGTCGAGGGCACCGCGCGCTACAACGTCTACGCGTCGGAGACCGGCGGCCAGTTGCAGTACATCGGCACGACGACCGGGCCGCAGTTCCGCGACAACTACATCTCCCCGGACCCGAACAAGACGCCGCCCGACCCGGCCAACCCGTTCTTCGACCTGACCGGGACCGGCGACAAGTACCCGGGCGCCGTCGGCTTCTTCGAGCAGCGCCGGCTCTTCGGCAACACGAACGAAGCCCCGAACAAGATGCTGATGAGCCAGACCGGGCGGCTCTACAACTTCTCCCGGTCGAGCCCGCTGCGCGACGACGACGCGATCATCGCCTCGGTGATCGCGCGGAGGATCAACGCGATCCAGCACTTCGTGCACCTGAACGACCTGCTGGTCATGACCAGCGGCGGCGAGTTCCGGGTGTTCGGGGATCAGGGCGTGATGACCCCGTCGACCATCAACATCAAGTCGCAGAGCTACTATGGGTCGACGTCCTTGCCGCCGATCGTGTCCGGTGACGTCGCCCTGTTCGTATCGCCCGGCCAGTACATTCGCGACATGAAGTACCAGTTCTCGGACGACAAGTTCGTCGGCCGCGACATCACGGTGCTGGCGCGGCACCTGTTCGACAACCGCGAGCTGGTCGACTGGGCGTACTCGTCTGCCCCGTACTCGACGATCTGGGCCCTGCGCGACGACGGGCTAGGCCTGATCCTGACCTACCAACCAGAGCAAGACGTCTACGCGTGGTGCCGCGCGGTCACCCGCGGCGATTACAAGTCCGTCGCGGTCGTGCGCGAGGGCAGCATCGACGAGGTCTACTTCGCCGTGCGCCGCCCCATGCCCGACGGCAGCCGGGCGACGTTCATCGAGAAGCTGGACGCGCGCCAGTTCAACGACCTGCAGGACGCGTTCTGCGTCGACTGCGGCCTGACCTATGACCAGCCGATGACGGTCACCAACGTGTCCCAAGCCTTGCCGATGGCGATCACGGTAGACGGGGACAGCGGCCTGTCGCCCGGTGACATCATCGACATCTCGGACATCTTCGAGGTGAACGAGGACAACTGCACATGCGGCGAAACCCTCTCCGCGGACTACAACGGCACCGGCTTCATCGTCGGCACCGTCAGCCCGGGAGGAACCAATTTCACGGTGCTGACGTCTTCCGGTGACCCGGTCGATAGTTCCGCGTTCGCCGCCTATTCCTCCGGGGGGCGGGTGCGGAAGGCGGTCACCACGGTCTCAGGGCTTTGGCACCTTGAGGGGGCTACCGTGGTGGCCGCCGCCAACGGCTACGCCGAAACGGACCTGACGGTCACGAACGGTTCGGTTACGCTGTCGGCCCCCGCCAGCCGCATCCACATCGGCCTGTCCTACGCTTGCAGGATGTCGACCTTGCCGCTGACGGTCTACTCTGACGGCAGGACGAACAAGGGTCAGGCCAAGAACATCAACCGCCTGACCATGCAGGTCGAGCGCACGATGGGCATGTGGTATGGCCCGAACTTCGACGAGGTCCGCGAGGCCAAGTTCGGTTTGCCAGACGTCTGGGGCCAGCCGCTGACCATGATCACCGACGACATCGACCTGACCATGAAACCCGGCTGGGACAAGAACAAGCGCGTCGTAATCGAGCAGCGCACGCCCCAGCCGATCACGATCTTGGCCATGATCCCCGACATCGTGACAGGCGGCAACTGATGCTGAAGGATCTGGTCTTCGCCCGGGACTACGGTCACATGATGCAGCTGGCGAGGCAGATGCACGCCGAGGGTGTCCACCGCGACTTCCCGTTGAACGAGGAACGCACCGCCTACATCATGCAGTACCTGATCGGAGAGGACGACGTCTACACCAAGGGCTGGTTCGACAAGCACGACCAGCTGGTCGGGTTCATGGCCGGCGAGATCATCGAAGACCTGTGGGTCGACATGAAGATCGCGACCGACCACGCGTTCTACATCAGGCCCAGCGCGCGGGGCGGACGCGGCGCCGTGGCCATGATTCGCGGCTTCGAGGAGTGGGCGTGGGAACGGGGGGCTGACGTCGTCAGGCCCGTAGTGTATGCTGGCGTGAACAACGACCGCGCCGGTCAGCTGCTGTTGAGAATGGGCTACGAAGACGCGGGCGGCATTTACAAGAAGGTGCGCTGACCATGTGTATCTCGATGATCCTCGGTATCGCTGGCGCAGCGATGTCCGCAGTCGGCGCGATGCAGCAGGCGAAAGCCCAGCAGGCGCAGGCCGACTACAACGCGCAGGTCCAGCGCAACAACCAGATCATCGCCCAGCAGAACGCTGACGTGGTGCGCAAGCAGGCGCGCGTCGCCGTGCAGGACCAGCGTCGCAAGCTCGTCCAGAACATCGGCACTGCCCGGGCGGTGATGGCGTCCAAGGGCCTGCTGGTCGACGACTACCAAGACAGCACCAGCCAAGCCCTGCTGGACGACATCACCACGGCCGGCGCCGCCGACATCATGACGCTCAAGTACAACGCCGAGCTTGAGGAGCGGCGGGCGCTGATCCAGAAGAACGAGTTCAAGGCGCGAGAGGATCTGTTCGACATGGAGAAGCGCAGCATCAACCCGACGTTTGCCGCGCTCACCGCCGGGGTCGGCGGGCTTTCCCGCAACTACGACCTGATCAGGTGAGGTGACCCATGGTCAAGATCCCGACGCCTGAAACGCAGGGTGCCAGCCCGATCGGCAACGTGCAGATGGCCGACGCCACCACGCCGTACCAGAGCGTGCAGGCGAGCGGCTGGGGCAGGCAGGGCGCCCAGCTGCAGGAGTTCGGCAACGCGCTCGGGTCACTGGGCACCGCGATCGCCCAGCAGCAGCAAGACATCGCCCTGCTGGAAGCCCAGAAGCAGATCGCTGACTTCGAGACCGCGGCCTTCGACCCCAACACCGGGATCTTCACGCGTCACGGCGCGAACGCCATGGGCGCTTCCCAAGAGATGGAAGAGACCCTGAGCAAGTTGACGGCCGGCATCCTCGGGAACTCCAAGCTCAGCGGCGCCAGCCGCCGCGCTGTCGAGCGCTACCTGCTCGGGCAACAGCAGCGTCTGGTCGGCAAGGCAGCAACGCACGAATACGGCGAGGGCCAGAACTATCAGAAGAGCCTGCTGGCCGCCGACGTCGAGGCGTCGATCGACCGTTTCGTGCGCGAGATCAACGACCCGGAGGCCCGCGACGCCAACCTGCTACGCATCGAAAGCTCGGTGCGCAGCTCTGGGGCCTTCTCTGGTTCGCCCGAGATCGCGATCCGCGGCGAGATCGAAGCCCAGCAGAGCGCGGCGATCGCCAGCAGCGTGCAGGATCTGTCGCGCTACAGCCCGGTCAAGGCGATGGAGCTGCTCGACGCCTACCGCGACAACGTCGACCCGCAAGTCTACGTCGAGCTGGCAGGCCAGCTGGAGCCCAAGATCAAGGAGTGGAACGGCCAGATCCAAGGCCGCACCGCCTACTACATCTCGCAGACGCAGAACCGGGGCTTGTACGGCAGGTTCAGCGTCGGGCTGTCTCAGGCGATGGCAGAGGCCGAGGCGACGTTCGGCCCGGGCGCGGTCACGATCACCTCTGGCTACAGGACGCCGCAGGAGCAGGCGAACATCATCTACGGGAACTGGCACAAGTTCGACCTGAACCCGCAGGACCGCGAGCGCTGGATGGCCGACGTCAACACCATGGGCGCCGTGGCCGCTGGCCAGAAATGGGCGCCTGTGTTCGACGCGGCGACGCGCACTACGAACGATGATGACTATGGCACGCCGTTCCGGGCGTGGATCGGGCTGCCGGGCATGTCGAGCCATCAGCGGCGCGGCGCCGCGGACCTTGGTTACGCCAGCGACGAGGTGCGCCAGTGGATGCACAACAACGCCGAGCGCTTCGGCCTCACCTTCCGCCTCGGCAACGAACCTTGGCACGTCGAGCCGATCGGTGGCCCAGAGTTCGGCCCGGAGGACGGGACGCCAGAGCAGCTGGCCGCGGCAACGATGGCAGCGCTGGACGCGACAGCGGCCGGCGTCGACCCGGACGGCGCGCAGACCGACCCGACCCAGCTGATCCTCGGCATCGCTGACCCGATCGAGCGGCAGGCGGCGATGACAACGTACACGGCGATGACGAGCTTCCAGACGCAGGCGACCCAGCAGCGGATCAGCCAGCTGACGTCGACGCTGGTGGGCGACATCAACAACGCACACGCCGGCGGCGCCCCGATCGACCCGATGGACCTGACCGCCCGGCTGACGGCGGAAGAGCGGGCGCTGCTGGGCGACAAGTACGACGCGATCCTTGAGTACGGGCGCAAGATGGCGACTGGGGAGTACGTCGTGACCACCCCCGAAGGCCAGAGGAAGATCGTCGGCTACATCGCGCAGGCGACCAGCACAGACCCTGCCCAGCGGCAGGCGTTCTTGGCGATGGATTTCGAGACCGCGGACATCAACGACATCTCACCAGACGACCGCGTCGCCCTTATCGAGCGGCAGGCGTCGATGCGCTCCGCGCAGTCCGAGGCCATCGAGCAGGCCCAGCGCTTCCCGGTCGGCCAGTCCGAGATCAGCGGCGCCCTCGGCAACCTGATCACCGACCAGCTGATCCGCGCCGACGTCGACCCATCCAGCGACGAGGGCAAGGCCTACGCGGCGCTGGTCGAAGCTCAGGTGACGACGCAGCTGGAGCGCCAGTTCCGGGCAGACCCGGGCGGGTTCCGCTACGATCCGCTCACGATCCGCGACACCGCGCGCGCCCTGCTGGAGCAGCGCATCTCCCGCTTCAACCCGCCCGGTATCATGAACGAGGCCGAAAACGCGACTTACGGCGAGTTGATCGGAGATCTGGCCACCAGCAGCCCAGAGGAGCTGTCGCGCAGCAGCATGACGATCCCGGTGCGCAAGCCAGACGGAACCATGGCCGAGCTGGAGATCCCGAAGCGCATGATGCGCAGCCTTGTCGATGTCTACACCGGCAAAGGCATCTCCGCCCCGGACGACATCGTCATGGCGATCCTGCAGGCCGACTACGCGTTCCTCGCCGAGATGGCGCGCCGCTACGGCGGCGAAATCGTTGATCAAGGGGCACCCTGAGCCGTGGCCAAAGACCTCACCCAGCTGACCGACAACGAGCTGTTCGACGCGATCGTCCAGCCGAAGGTCGACGCACAGGCCCGGAGCGCCGCGCAGACGGCCGTTGGCCTCGGCATGCAGTACAACGCCGACAACTACGCCAGCGCCATCAGGCTGGCCCCCCAGCTCGGCACAAGCCCTGTTCGGCTGATGCAAGACCCCCGGGCGCTGCAGGCCATGCAGGCCGAGATGTCTGCGTTCGAGGAGATCAAGAAAAGCCCGACGCTGCAGGCGTGGGTTCTCGAAGACCCCGACAACGCCCTGCTGGCGCACGACGACTTCGGCTACCTGCGCGCGTTGTCGACGGTCTTCGACTACCTCCCCGACGTCGCCCCGGTGCGCGGTCTTGAGCGCGGCCTGCGCTCGGTGGCCCCGAGCATCACCAAGTTCATGGGCGCCAGCGGGCGCCTTGCCGATCTTGGCCGGGTCATGGGCGAGCGCGCCATCTATGACGAGATCGACCGCAAGCTCGCGGCAGGCGAGGCGATCGATCAGGCTTTCCTGTCGCAACTGGTCCCGCAGACCCAGAGCCAGCGCGAGGGGCTGACGCCCGGCCCGAACATCGCCAACTACCTGCGTTACGCCGAGATGGACGAGGCCGAGCGCGCGCGGATCAGGAGCGGCTACGACACCAGCATTCAGGACAACCGCGACGCCATCGCCCAGCTGGTCGCGGCCGGGTTTTTCTACCAGAGCCAGTACGGCGAGGGAGCCAAGCTCGACCGCTGGTCAGACTTCCCCAGCTGGCTGGCCGAGACGGTTTTCGAGCAGGCGCCGATCATGCTGCCGCTTGCCGCGATCTCGGCCATGTCCGGGGGGCTCGGCCTGCTGGCGGTGCCGGCGACCGGCGAGGCCATGGGCCGGGCCGAGACGCTGGCAGCGCAGATCGACGCCGGCCAGAACGCGGCGTCGGCTGAAGCCACCCGGGCGCGCGAGAGCGCCGGGTTCCTGTACGGCGCCGCGGAGCTGCTCGGCCCGGTCGGGCGCATTGCCCGCGGGTTCTTCCGCGAGATCCCCGAGCAGCTGGCCGAGCGGGCGGTGCGCGGCGTTCTGGCCCGGAGCGGCCGGTCCTTTGCCGCGAACGCGGCCGAAGAGGCGCTGAACGAGGTCTTGCAGGACGCCGTCGTCGAGTTGTTCGTCGAAGGCGAGGTCGACCTGACATGGGACGGCCTGCGCGAGAAGATGATCACCGCCTTGACGGCGGCGGCCACCGGCGGCGTCTACGGCACCGTCTTCGAGCTGGGGGCCAACCGCAGGATATCGCGCTTGCAGCAGGAGGCCCAGCAGTCCGGTCAGGAGATCATGACGATCCGCGAGCTGAACCGGATCGCGCCAGACAGCAAGCTGCGCCAGCGCTCGCCGGAAAAGTTCCGCCAGTTCCTGCAGACCGCGGGCATGGGCGAGACGTTCTTCTGGGTCGACGCCGCGCAGCTGCAGGAGCAGATCGCAACCGGCCAGACCAGCCTCGCCGAGCTGGAGCTGACCCAGCAGCAGGTCGACGACGCCGTCGCTGCCGGCGACAAGGTCGGCGTGAGCGCCGCGGCGTTCACCGCCAAAATCGCCGGCACCAACCTCGGGACGTGGTTCGAGGCGAACGCGTCTGTCCGCAAGGAGGGCTACACCCAGACGGAGCTGGAGGAGATCCAGCAGCTCGCCGAAGAGATCAGGACCGAGGCAGCCGCTGACGCGGCCCAGCTGAGCGAGACCAGCGCCAAGCGCCGTCAGGTGTACGAAGCCAGCTACAACCAGCTGCGCTCTGCCGGCGTCGCCCATGAACGGGCGAAGGCGAACGCGTCGCTGCACGCCGCCGCCATCACCACCCTGAGCGAGCGCCTCGGCGTCGACCTGCCCGGGCTGCTGAATATCACGGTCGAGGGCGAGCCCCAGCGGCTGGCGCGGCAGGGCTTCGAGGCCGACGGCGTCAGGGACACCGCGCGCCAGCAAATCGAGACCCGGGTCTACACGCAGCTGGTGCGCGCCGGCAAGTCGCCTGCAGAGGCGCGGGCCGGGGCCCTGCTGCACGCCGCGTTCTTTGACACCATCTCCCAGCGCATGTCCGTCGAGGACATGTCGACGCGGTTCGCGCTCGACATCATCGGCCCGGCCTCTCCCACGCAGGAAGGTTTCCCTGCGCGCGTCCTGCAGCAGCCCGCGCTGCCCGATCTCAGCACGCCAGAAGATCAGGTACGTATGCCGATCGACGACACGCTGCCGCCCGATCAGGTGCGCGCGCAGATCCAAGCCCTGACTGAAGAGAACATCCCGATCGTCGACGAACTGACCGCGGCGATCAACGCCCGCTTCGGCACGACCGGGGGCGGCAACGTCAAGGCCCTGTCCAAGGTGACCCAGAAGGCGTCGCGCCCGTCCATCTTGGCGAAGAAGCCTTGGCACACCGTCGCCCACATCCGCGACAGCTACCGCTTCAAGACGGTCATCAAGGACTTCCGGGACATCCCGGAGATCCTGCAGATGTTGCTGGACCGCGGCATTCAGCTGGTAAAGGTCGACACCAACAAGTTGTTCGAGCCGAAAGAGTGGGGCTGGCGGATCGTCGCGTTCGACCTCGTCATGCCGAACGGCCAGCTGGTGGAGTGGTACCTTCCGCTAGAAGCGCTGGAAGCGCAGAAGAAAGCGGAAGGCCACCTGATCTTCGAGGAGTGGCGGAACAAGACCGACGAAGAGATCACGGCGCAGCGGGATGAATACCGCGCCGCGATCGCTCGTAGTTATAACGGCTACACCGAAGCCTTCCGCAAGTCCCTAGCAGAGATCGGCTACGATTCCATCGAAGAGGCCCGTGCTGACTGGAGCAGCGTGGAAGCCGACATCTCGTCTAGGGTTTCGACATCAGCCAGTTCGTCGGGCATGATGTACCAAGACGCGGTCTCTTCCATGGGGACGTCCGACATCCGCAACCAAGAGCCGTCGGGCGACATGGCCCAGTCGTCTCCGTCGTCGCCGAACACGTTGATCTTGCCGTCTGCTGTCCGTAGTGCGAATACCATTGATGCACCTCCTTCCGGGGAAATTATACAACCGTCAGCTGCTGATGACAAGTTCCGCGTCCTGAAACAGGGCGAAGCCCGCCGTGAACCGGAGAGTACCGGACGCGAGACCGGCGTGCAAATGCCAACGAACCTCGCCTCGGCAGCGAAGCTCGCTCTGGACAACCGCTTCAAGACCGGACGCGACTTCAAGCTCGCCCTGCAGGCCATGGCGACGGAAGGCCTGACGGACTTCGACGACGCCACCGCAGAGAAGCTTTCGGACTTCGCGTTCGAGGACGCCCTTGAGGCGGTGCAGGACAACATGAACGCCATCGGCTGGTATGACCGCAAGGTCACCGCCGCCAAGAACATCCTGCGCGAGATCTACCCGGAACTGACCCCGGGCAGCGAAGCCGAGTTCGTGTTCACATGGGCTCTGGCCGTGACGTCCAACGGCGTGAAGGTCGTGCCAAACTTCCAGCTGGCGGCGCAGGTCTACGAGCAGTGGCGCACCGACGGCACCTTCCCGCGGGTGCGCTACGGCACCGCGACCGAAGGCATCAACATCGGCCTGCAGATGTTCTTCCAGCTGCGCGAGCAGTTCGACAGCTGGGAAGCCATGCGCGACTACATGGTCGGCCGGCACCCGGTGCGCGACATCGAAGCTCGCACCGGCATCGCGGTCGGCGGCGAGGCGAAAGACGAGATCGTCGCCGGCGCCGCCGTGCTCGGGCCGAAGATCGGCAACGGGTTCTTCTCGAACCTGTACGGCTACTTCGACATGCTGACCATGGATCGCTGGCTGATGCGCACGGTCGGCCGGTGGCGCGGCACCCTGATCACGGTCAACGAAGAGCTGGTTGCGCAGAACCGCGACGAGGTGCGCGCGCTGCTGGGGGCGATGGACCCGGCCGACCTCGCAGCCGCCATCGACCACATCCGCGCTGGCCTGAGCCGCCCGCAGCAGGCGCGCCTCGACGGTATCCAGCCCGGCCCCGACATGTCGGACGCCGACACCGATCTGTTCGCAGAACTGATCCGCCGCGCCTCGGTCAAGCCCGAGTGGCGCGACGTCATGAACGCGATGCCCGACGGCGACCTGCTGCGCCGCCTCGGCAACCGCCTCGATGGAAACCTCGACGGCCAGAACGAAGACCCGTCCGGGGCACGCGACAGGACGTTCCTGCGCAAGGTGTTCGGGATGGCTCTGGATCGGTTGCGCGCAGAGCCCGGCATGGACCAGCTGACGATGGCTGACTTGCAGGCTCTGCTGTGGTATCCTGAGAAACTTTTGTACGACAGCGCGAAGAAGAAGCCCGGAGAGGAGATCAAGAGCTATGAAGACGACGAAGCCCCAGACTACGAAAACGCCGCCCGCGCGCTCTACCAGCAAAAGGTCGGAAGACCTTATGGAGATGAGCTACGTGGAGCCGAGCGGGGCGCAGACGACGCAGGATCTGCAGCTACGGCTGGCGTCGAAGGCGCCGAAGGAACAAGGCGCCTCGCCCAATCCGGCGCGCGCCTTCGTGGACGTGATGGCAGGGTCGTTACTCTCGGAGGAAGAGAAGTCAGCCCTGTTGCGGTCTTCGGAACCGAAGCCCGGCCGGTCTACGAAGTCGACGACCCCGGCCTCTTCGGAGACCTGATCCGGTCTGCGAAGGCCGCGCTCGGCCCGATCGGCGCGCAAGTCACGGCATACGACGACTACACCGGCAAGCGCCTGTTCCTGTTCGACGACGGCGCCAGCGGCTTCGCCCTCGATGGCGACGACATCATCTCGGTGTTCAGCTCGCCGAACAGCCAGCCCGGCGTAGTCGAGACCATGATGCCTGTGGCGGTTGCCGAAGGCGGCAGCCGCCTCGACGCGTTCAACACCTTCTTGCCGAAGGTCTACGCCCGGGCCGGTTTCCGGGCCGTGGCGCGCTTGGCGTTCAACCGCGACTACGCGCCGCCCGGCTGGGACTACGGCTACTTCGCCGAGAACTTCGGCAACAGTGACCCCGACATCGCCTTCATGGTCTACGACCCGGCCAACGCCAGCGAGGTGACCGACAACGTCGTCGCCGAGTACGATGACGGCATGGCCGCCCAGCAGGCCGCGCTGGCCGAGACGCTGCCCCTGCAGCAGGACGCGCGCGGCCAGATCACGTTCGACATCGACACGATCCTGCGGGGCGGCGACGTCGTCATCAGCATGTTCGAGAAGGCCGACGCGTCGACCTTCATGCACGAAGCCGCGCACCTGTACCTGCAGATCATCCTCGAAGCCGGCGGCGCCACGGCCGAAGGCGCGGCGATGCTCGGGCAGATCAACCGCTGGCTGGGGCGCGACGAGCGCGACACCAGCCAGTTCACCGTTGACCAGCACGAAGCGTTCGCGCAGGCGTTCGAGGGCTACCTCATGGAAGGCAAGGCCCCGACGCGCGCGCTGGGTTCGGCCTTCGAGAGCATGCGGAAATGGTTGGTCGCGCTCTACCGCAACCTGACCGGCCTCGGCATGCGCCCGTCCAGCGAGATCAAGGAGGTCTTCGACCAGATCCTCGCCACCGATCAGGAGCTGGCCGCGGCCCGGGCAGAGGCCGACGCCGGCCCGTTGTTCGATGCGCCGCCGCCCGGGATGTCGGCGGAGGAGTGGGAGGCATACCGCAACAGCGCCCGGCGCAGCGAGGACGAAGCCACCCGCAGGTTGCTGGCCAAGACGATGGACAAGATCCGCCGCCGGCGCTCGCGCGAGTGGGCGGTGGAGCGCAAGGCCATGCTGCCGCAAGTGGCCGAGGAGCTGGCCGCCACGCCGCTATACCGGCTGCTGGGCACGCTGACGGCGCGCGGCAGCGAGGCCACCCGGCTGGACAAGGACGAGTTGACCCGGGTCTTCGGGGAGGATGTGCTGAAGGATCTGGCCCGGTCGAAGATCGGCGGCGCCAGAAACGTCTACCAGCCGCAGGGCATGCCGCTGAAGCTCGCGGCTGAGGCGTTCGGCTTCAAGAGCCAGAACGCGATGGTCGAGGCGCTGCGCGCCGCGGTCAGGTTCGAGGCCGCGGTCGAACTCGAAGCCGACCGCAGGATGGAGGACAAGTACGGCGACGTGCTGTCGCCCGAAGCCCTGCGCGACGAGGCGATGGCGGCGATCGCCAACACGTCGCACGCCGAGACCACAGCGCGCGAGGCCGCGGTGCTGGGCCGGGCGCTCGGCCGGCAGACCCGGTGGCAGCGCCAGAACCGTGACTCGCGTCAGCAGGCCGAGCAGATCGTCAATCGCATGACCGTGCGCGAAGTCATGCAGTACCGCTCGCACATGCGTGCGGCACAGAAGGCCGCCAGAGACGCTCAGAGGGCCCTTGCAGGCGTGGTCCGCAAGGCCGGTCCTACCCCCCAGCCGGGTGCCACGACCGACCTGAGCGCGGCGTACAGGGCCAAGCAGAAGCAGCTCCTGAACGAACACATCTACAGGATCGCTCGCGAACGCTCGATGAAGATCGAGAAGGCGATCCGGCGCTTCCGCAGGATGCAGAAGAAGAGCATCCGCGAGAACATCGGCGCGCCGTACATCAACACGATCGACACCCTGCTCGACCAGTACGAGCTGGGCAAGCTGACGCAGAAGCAGATCGCCGAGCGCAAGTCGCTCGCCGAGTTGATCAACGTGCTGGCCGAGCAGGACCGTCTCGACGAGATGGGCGTCGCTCCCGAGGTGCTGCTGGCCAGCCGCAAGATCCCGTACACCGAGCTGACCAGCGAGCACATGGAAGCGCTGATCGACAGCGTCGACAACATCGCCCACATGGGGCGCAAGGCGACGGGCGCGCGGCGCGAGGCCGAGCAGAACCGGATCGCTGCGCTGGTGGACGAGATCACGGACGAGACCAACAAGCACCTGCGCGATCGCAAGACGCCGCGCACGGTGTCCGGGCGCAACCGTCTGGTCAGGAACTTCCGGCAGAGCGTGCTCTGGGTGCTGAACGCGGACACGACGCTGCGCCTGCTCGACGGCGGCAAGACCCTCGGCCCGGCATACCGCGCTATCAAGCAGCGGGTCGACGATGGCGCCGCCCGCCTGCAGGAGCGGCGCGAGGCGGCGATGCGCGAGATGCAGCAGCTGTACCTCGACCGCTACGACATGAAGACGATCCGCGCGATGCGCGAGGCACGCTACATCAAGGAGTTGGGCGACACGTTCTCGAAGTGGGACATTCTGGCGCTGGCGCTGAATAGCGGCAACCGGGACAACTGGGAGCGGATGACGAACAGCGAAGCCAAGGGCGCGTTCGACCCCGACGCCCTGAACGCTGTCTTCAACCGCGAACTGAACGACAACGACTGGCAGTTCGTGCAGTCGGTCTGGGACTACATCAACGGCTATTGGGGCGAGATCTCCGCCCTCGAAGAGCGCGCCACCGGGGTGACGCCGAAGAAGGTGCCGGCTGAGGTGATGGCCGATGCGCCGGATTTCGTGCGCGGCGGCTACTACCCGATCAAGTACGACCCGCAGCTGTCGACGCTGGCCCGGGACCACGAAGTCAGGACGACGGCGCTGGAGACCCTCGCCGGCAAGTTCTCGAAATCCCAGACCAAGCACGGCCACACCATGTCGCGCATGACCACGACCGGCGAAGCGGTCGTGATCGACATCGGCGTCTTCGAGCGCCACGTCATGCAGGTCATCCACGATCTCGAACTGCGCGAGCCTGTCATTCAGGCGACCAAGGTGCTGCGCGGCATTCGCGACCTGATGATCTCCAAGGGCATGCAGGAAGACTACGACGCCATGGAGATATGGCTCGCCGACGTCGCTGCCGGCGACGCCACGAACGCGCACGGCATGGAGACCACCTTCCGCTGGCTGCGCCGCGGTTTCACCGTGGCGAAGCTGGGTTTCAACCTGCGCACCGCGCTGCTTCAGCCGCTGGGCATGTCGCAGTCGATGGTTGTCGTCGGAAAAGAAGCGATGATCCGCGGCATGAAAAGCTACCTGCAGTCGCCCATGCAGTGGAGCGAGTACGCGCAGGCGAACTCGGCAGTGATGCGCGAGCGGATCAGGACGTTCGACAAGGACATCAACATCGTGACCGGCGAGATCGCCGCCGGTCTTCCGGCGCAGAAGGGTTTCGAGCGCTTCGTCAACACGATCACCCCGTGGTCGTTCTGGCTGATGCAGCGTGCCCAGTACTGGGCTGTCGACCTGCCCACCTTCGTCGCCGCCTACGAACGTTCCCTGCGCGAGGGCAAGACCGAGAAGGACGCCATCACCGCGGCCGAGGTCGAGGTGCGCCGGGCTCAGGGCTCGGGCCTGATCTCCGACCGCGGCATGGTCGAGCGCGGCACGATCGGTCGGCAGATCACCCGGTCGGAGCTGCCGCGCCTGTTCACCGTGCTTGCCAGCTACATGTTCGCCAAGTTCAACGTGGCTGCCGAGCGCACAGCGCTGACCGATTTCAAGAGCCCGCAGGCGATCATGTCGCTGGCCGTCGACTACGCGCTGCTGTTCGCTGTCGAGGCGGCGCTGATTGCGCTGATCTTCGAGGACTGGGACGAGGAAGACGAGACGCCGTACCTGCAGAAGGTCGCTGTCGAAACCGGCTACACCATGCTGGGCACGTTCCCTGTCGTGCGCGACCTCGCGTCGATGAACCGCGGCTTCGAGGCCGGGGCATACGCCAGCTACCTGTCCGTCTTCGGCGACGTCTTCGACGCGATGTCGGACGTGGTCGCCGGCGAAACCGATCTGAGGACGGTGACGCAGGCGGTCGGCGCGGGCGGCACGTTGTTCCACTTCCCGTCGTCCCAGATCAACCGGGTGCTCCGCACCCTGTTCGACGAGGATGGCAACATGCAGGATGTCGGGCTGATCGAAGCGCTGGCTGGGTTTGCCGGCGTAGCTTTGCCCGGCCGTTGATGGTATACGGGCGGAAAGGAGAGCGCCATGACGATCACCAGTAGCACCGCCAAGACCGGGCCCTACGCTGCCGACGGCTCCACCGTCGACTTCGACTACGACTTCCTGATCTTCGCCGACGAGGACATCGTGGTCACGGTGACGACCGACGACGTCGACGCGGTCAAGACCCTGACGACCGACTACACGGTGTCGGGCGCCGGCAACACGGGCGGCGGCACGGTGACCTTTGGCACCGCCCCCGCCGACGGGTCGTTCGTCACGCTCACCCGGTCGACGCAGGTCATTCAGGATGTCGACCTGCAGAACCGCGGCGCGGTCGTTCCAGAGACGCTGGAGCAGGCGCTCGACAGGCTGACCATGATCCTGCAAGATCTGAAGGAGAAGGTATCTCGGGCGGCGCTGGCGGGCGTCACCGAGAGCAGCCCGGTCAGCTACGCAGACATCGTCGCCGCGTCGACGGCGGCGACGGCAGCCCAGACCGCGGCGGAGGCGGCGCAGGCCGCGGCGGAGGCAGCCGAGAACAGCCTGCTGGAATGGAAGGGGGCGTGGGTCACAGCCACCGCCTACGCCCCCAGCGACGTCGTAAGCAATAGCGGCAGCTCCTACGTCTGCGTCGAGGCGCATACCTCGGGCACGTTCTCGACTGACCTGTCGGCTGGCAAGTGGCAGGTCGCCGCGGCCAAGGGCGACACCGGGGCGGGCACGGGCGACCTGCTGGCGGCGAACGACCTATCCGATCTGAACGACGCCGACACCGCTCTGGCGAACCTTGGCGGCGGCACCACCGGCATCGCCCTCTTCAAGGACACGACCGCGGCAGCTGCGCGCACCGAGCTGGGCCTCGGCGGGCTGGCGACGCTGGACATCCTCGACGAGGATGACATGGCGACCGACAGCGCGACGCGGCCCCCGAGCCAGCAGTCTGTCGCGGCATACGTCAGGGACTGGCTTCCGCGCTCAGTCGAGATCCAGTCGATCAGCGGCTCCCCGACCGAGATCATCTTCGACGACACGAACGGTCTGTTCACCGACTCGAACGCCTCGGGCACCGAGCCGAACGCGCTGACGTTCAACTTCCGCAACGTCCTGCCAGCGGTCGACAACGTGGAGCTGCTGTGCAGGGTGTCGACGGACGGCGGCTCGACGTGGCTCAGCGGGGCGACGGACTACATCAACATCAGCGGCTCCACGCTCACCGGCTTCAGCGCCATCACCCTGTGCAACACCATCGGCAATGCTGCCGGCGAAGGCGTGCACCGCGGCGCGTTCTACTGGTACCCGCCGCACAGCGCGGACACCAACCTGATCTGGTCCAGCTCGTTTCTTCGGGTGTCTCCTGACGGCGTCACCTACAACTTCTTCAACAACCGCGGCACCATCGCGAATGGCGCCAACATCAACGCGGTTCGGTTCTATTTGAGCAGCGGGGCGTTCAGCTCCGGTTACGTTTACGTCGATCGCACGCTGCAGCAGCCGGCGCTTTTCTGAGGAGTGACTTTCATGCCCACCGCTGACAGCAGCTGGCACCTCGACAAGCGCGTGCCGATCACGTTGATCTTCACGATCTTTCTCCAGTCTGCGCTGGCTGTGTGGTGGGCGGCCGTGATCACCGAGCGCATGGAGCAGATCGAGCGCCGGCAGGCGGCGCAGGGCGTCAGGTCAGAGCAGGCCGACGAGACCCTCGCCGAGCAGAGCCGCAGGATCGCAGTCCTGTCCGAGGCGCTCGCCAACACGAACCGCAACCTTGAGCGCGTGAACGGCGAGATCGCCAACACGAACTCGCTGCTCCGTGAGCTCCTGCTGAACCACAACGGCGTACTGAACAACGGGACGCGCTGACATGAACGGGGCATTCGAGCGCTGCATGGAGGTCGTCGCCAAGTGGGAGGGCGGCTGGTCCGATCATCCCGAGGACAACGGCGGGGCGACGATGTACGGCGTGACGATCGCCACGCTGTCGGCGTGGCGCGGCCACAAGGTGACCAAGGAAGACGTTCGCGCGCTGACGCGCGAAGAGGCGCGCGAGATCTACCGGGCTTGGTACTGGCAGCCGGTGCGCGGCGACGACCTGCCCGCCGGGGTCGACCTCATCGCCTTCGACGCCGCCGTGAACAGCGGGCCGAACCGCTCCGCGCGCTGGCTGCAGACGGCCGTGCAGGCGCGGCCTGACGGGCACGTCGGGCCGGCTACCCTGAAGGCGGTGCTGGCGCTCGACCCGAAGGCCGTCATCGTCTCGGCGACGCAGATCCGGCTCCTGTGGCTGATGGGCCTGCCTGACTGGAAGCACTTCGGCAGGGGCTGGCGGAACCGTGTAGAAGACGTCCGCGCGCAGGCCATGGTCATGGCGCGCGACGAAGAGGCCGTCAAGCAGGCGGCGCTGCCCTCGTTCCTGAAGGGCATCTGCTCACGCATCAAAGGAGGTTGAGCATGGAAGAGACCAAAGGTTCCGTCGAGTCGAAGACGGTGTGGACCGGGCTGATCGCGATCGCCGTCGGTGTTCTGGCGAACCTCGACGTGATCCCGGTCGAGGCCAAGGAGATGGTGACCGAGGCGGCGCTGATGGTGTTCGGCGGCGCCACGATCCTGTGGCGGGTGTTCTTCACCAGCGCCAAGATCAAGGGCCTGTTCGGGGGCTCCTGACCAGATGGAGACCGGCACGTTCATCAGCCTGATCGCGTCGGCCATCGGCGCGGCCGGGCTGGTGGCGCGGATCTGGTGGAAGCGTCAGGCGCGCCTAGACGCGGAAGCCCGGATGCGAGAGGAGCAAGCCCAGCGTGAACTCAGCGAGTACATCGAAACCCGCAAGGCGATCGACGACGCGGCCGACGAGATGGGCGACGACCCTGCTGCTGCTCGCCGCTGGCTGCGCGAGTACCTCGACAGGTAGCCTCCGGGCGTACTGCGACGCAAGCGAGAAGGCCGCAGCGGATCACGCTGCGGCCTTGCTCGATGTCGGTGGTGACCAGCTAGTGGTCACTGGCGTGCGCCTGCTGCAGCAGCGCGAGATCGCCTGTCAGCTGTCGGGCCACTGACCGCGGCGCTTCCAGCCCTCGACCAGCTGGTCGTAGGCTTCCCAGAACGCCGCGCGCCCGCCCTTCGGTATCCAAGCAGACACGCGCACAAGCCCTGCCTCGCGCCGGCGGCGGTGGTACTCGCGCTGGCGCTCGGCGTGGGTCATGGTTTCGCGCTCCTGATCAGTCATGGACGGTCTCGAGGTAATATACGGCTTCGTCAGCGAGGCGGCTGATCTCGCGGATCAGGTCATCGGTGCGCCGCCCGACGTCGATGCGCTCCAGAACCAGCGCCATGTCGCGCAGCTGGGCGAAACGGTCTGCGGCCTCGTCGACCGCGGCGTCGGCGCGTTGCGCCTGCTCGGTCATGTAGGCCAGCTGGTCGGCCAGATCCGCCGGGCTTTCGTAGTTCTCCGCGGCGTAGCGGGTGCGGTCCACCTCGTCGAAGATATGGGCCAGCTCCGGGTAGCGGGCGCGGATCTCATGCGAGACCGGGCTGGTGCTCATGCGGTCAATGGCGATCTGGATGTCAAAGGCCATGGTTGTCGATCTCCTTCAGCATTTCGATGAACCCCTCGTTCATCTCGATGATCTTCTCGTTCATCTCGGCGATCCGCGCGCGCAGCGTTTGCAGAACTGGCGGCAGCTCCGGCGCTGT